GCGAAGATAATCGTGGTGTAATTGTAACTGTGGTTGCTACTCACTCTTGCGTATCTTGCCGAGGTGTAAAACACCAAGGAGCAGCAATGGTAACTACTAAAGCTTCTGGAGTGTTTATGGATAATAATAATCAAGCACGTAAAGAATTTTTCGACTCACTTAAAATCAACAACGGACATGTCTCAATTTAAGGAACTAATCACTATTGAACTAATTAAAAGCATCGGAATGCTCCGCTCATTCTCAGACCGAGATGAAGCAGGACTCAACCCTGAGTTTGAATGGGCTGAAACTACTGCTGAAAAAATTACAAATTTGCTCAACTCACAATATGTACCATTCGTCAGCGAGGTTGAAGAATTCAATAGCTTAATGAATAAACCAAACAACTATGAACCAATTATACCTGCCAAAAATGAATGGGAGTTTGTTTACAACTTCGTTCTGGAAGAACTTGAGGAGTATAAACAAGCTTGCGAAAAACAAGACATCGTGGAAGTTTTGGATGCATTGTGTGACATTGCTTATGTATCCCTTGGGAACGGTGCTATGCTTCATGGTCTTAAGGATAAAATTTGGCCCGCTTATATGGAAGTACAGGCGTCAAATCTTTCAAAAGCTTGTTCTACACAAGAAGAGGCACAAAAGACTGTTAACTTACGTTCCCAAGAACAAGGCGAGGCATGTCACTATGAACAGGTTGCTGATAAGTACGTTGTATATCGTACTCGAGACCGTAAAGTAATGAAAAATATTAACTATTTTAGACCAAATCTAAAGAAGTTTTTTGAATGATTTACAAGTCATGTTACGTAGAACCTTCTGAAGGGAACAATAGTTATCGAGTTCACCTTTGGGCTGATAATGGTTACAAAACCCTAAATTGGTCTTACCCTGCTTTTGAAGAAACTGAAAAAGGTGACTTTATAGGGCTACGAGGAGAAACTCTACGTAAAGTAACAGGTTGGGATAAAGAAAATCCTAAACTCCATTTCCATGATATTCGTCCTTATCAACGTTTCTTAATTGATTTGTATAGTAATAATGACGAACCTTCTAAAACACACCGCGAGATATTTTTTGATATCGAGATTGAAATGGGGGGAGCACTTACTGAAGAATATATTCGTAATGCTCCAAAACCTGTTACTTCAATTGCTTGGTGGGACAAACAAGCTGATGAATGGGCTATCTTAATTTTAGATACTAAAAACCAGCTAAAACACACTAAAGCAAAAAATCGCGAGATTATTCCTTGTCGTACTGAAGACGAATTGCTTCGTAGATGGTTAGATAGATTAGGTGAAATTCAACCTGATATTTTAGTAGGATATAATAGTGATTATTTTGATATTCCTTATCTTTTTTACAGAATTAATAATGTATTAGGTAAAAATGAAGCTTATCGTTTATCTCCAATTGGTAAAATTAAAGATGAATCTAGTTGGAATAATGATGGTTGGCTCCGCATTGCCGGGGTTGAATCTTTAGATTATATGAAACTTCATAAGAAGTTTAGTTTTAAAGATGAACCATCATTTAAATTAGATGCTTTAGGAGAAAAATATTGTAATCTAAACAAGATTGAATACAATGGTTCTTTAGATCGATTATTTGAAGAAGACATTCAAACATTTATTCAATATAACTTTCGAGACGTTGAAATCTTAAAAGCATTAGATGAAAAATTTCAATATTTATCTCTTACTAAAAACCTAGCACATAAAGGTAAAATTAACTATAGTGACGTCTATAAAAATAGTATGATTCATGATGGTGCTATTTCAGCTTATCTTTTATCTAAAGGTATTGTCCCCCCGGCACGCGATAGAAATCCTATTACTAAAAAGAAATATGCAGGTGGTTATTTGTTTTGCCCTACAGCCGGTATTTTTAAATATATGTTTGATGAGGATTTAACTTCACTATATCCTTCAATTATTATGTCTTTAAATATTGGTAAGGAAACTTTAGTAGGTCGAATTGTAATGCCTGATGAAAAAATAGTAGTTGAAGGTAAAGAAATTTTTAACTGTAGATATGCTTTAAATGATTTAAAACGAATGGATCAGGATAGAATTTTAAATATCCAAAATTCAAAACATAAATTAGCTCAAATTAAAGTTAAAGACATCATTAAATTAATAGAAACAGAAAAATTAGCAGTCTCAGCTAATGGAGTGATGTATAGAACTGATTATGATTCAGTACTAAAAACTATTCTATCCAAATGGTTTGATGAACGAGTTATATATAAAAACGAAATGAAAGAAGCCTATAAAGTAGGTAATCTTAACTTAGGCGAACAAATGCACCTAAAACAACATACAATGAAAATTTTGTTAAATAGCTTGTATGGTGCAACAGCTCTTGGTAGCTTTAGATATGGTAACGTAATTTTAAGTGAAAGTATCACTTTAACAGGACAACGTATCATCCAAGAATCAGCATTATTTGCTAATACGCATATGAATAAAGTAATAAAAGGAGAAATTATAATATAATGGAAAATAAAATTTCAAAACAATCAATTCGTAGAGGAGTATCTATCTCTAGCCAAGAACTTATTTTAGATAAGGATTCTATTATTAATAAAGCAGAAAAATGGTCTGATAAAGAAGTACTATTTTTTAAAAAGATGCTTAAGCAAGGAGGACGCTTTAGTATTAAAGGAGAAAAATTTTATATTACTGTCCCAGAACAGATTTACAACCAAAAAGGAGAAATTGAAGGAATAATTCACAATGAAGAAGAAAACCAAGCTTGATTTACACGGAACTAAACACTCAGAAGTAAAAGATAAGTTAATTGACTTTTACTTTTGGGGAGGAATTAATCCTAAAGATACCCTAATCGTTGTAGGTAATTCTTCTGTTATGCAAAAAATCGTAACGGAATGGCTTAAAGAAAACGAATTTGAGTATTATATCCCCCCACATAATCAGGGTGAAATTCAAATTATAGAATGATACAATTAGAAACTACTCCTTGGTTTATTGCAAATAAAGAGGATAAAAACTACTGCGTTTATGTTGATACAGACTCTAATTATTATAATGCTGAACCTTTGCTTAGGTATCTTTATCCTAATTTTGATGAGATGGAAGAGGAAGAAAGAGATAATAAGCTTGAAAAAATTGCCCTTAAATACCAAGATTTAATTACAGAATGTTATTCTACATTAGCAACCGAGGCATTTAATATCCAGGACCATCGTTTCGAAATGAAAACGGAATGTATTATTCGCTCTGGTTATTTTAGAGCTACTCGCCGCTACGCTCAGTGGATTACTAAAAAAGAAGGTGTATCTAAAGACGATTTAGATATCAAGGGATTAGAATTTATGAAAGCTAACTTTCCTAAGATATTTGGAGATTTCTTTAAAGATGTATTACAACGAGTAATTAAAGGCGCCCCTAAAAATGAAATTGATGAATTATTAAAAACATTTAGAACTAAAGTTTTATCTTCAGATACCGATATTACTATTTTAGGTAATCCTACTCGTGTAAACACCTTAGACAAATATATAGCTTCTAAATCTAAAGTAGGGGAAATGTTTTCTATTATAGCTCAAGGCGCCCCAGCTTCTGTAAAAGCAGCTATTAAATATAATGACTTACTTGCATTTTGGAAATTAGATAGACAACACTCTAAAATTGTTCAAGGTGATAAAGTTAAATGGATTTACTTAAAAGATAATCCTTATAAAATAGAAGCACTTGCATTTTTAGACTTTGATATGCCAGAAAAAATTCGTATATTATTAAATGAATACGCAGATAAAAACAAATCATTTGAAACAATACTAGAAAGTAAATTGCAAGGGTTTTATAGTGATTTAGGTTGGGACTTAAATCTAAACCCTTATAGAAATTTATTTTTTAACTTTTAATTATGATAAATAAATTAGAACTTCAATCGGTTATAAATAAATATTTCCTAAATGGGATGGTAGAATCAGTAAAATGGACTACCGAAAATAACGCGCTAGATATTGATTTCCAATCGCCCAATAAAGACATGATTGGACGCGTTAAACACACGAATTTCCCGCTAGAGAATAGCGTAATTGCCGTATATGATACGTCTAAGTTAAATAAATTATTAGGGATTACTAGTGGAGAAGTAGTATTAGAACTAGAAAAAACTCAAGCAGTTTATACTAAACTTATTATTTCAGATTTCAATTATACTCTTAATTTTTCACTTACCGATTTACTACTAATTCAAGATTTAGGTAATGTAACTGATCCTAATAATTACGAAATTACAGGTACTTTAGATGAAGAAAAGATTAGCGCAATTATTAAGGCACACAACGCACTTGAAAGCGATAATATGATTGTTCGTATTGGTCAAAATTTAGATGGTGAAGATTGTTTAATTCTTACATTTGGTGACAATACTAACCACACTAATAAAATTGATTACCAATTCCCAGATGCTAGTTTAAATAATGTTGCTTATGGAACTAAAATCCCATTTAATTCCGCAATGGTAAAAACTATATTAAATAATAATAAAGATGCTACATTAGCTTCATTTAATGTCAATACCCAAGGATTAATGAAACTAGAATTTTCGGGTGATAATTGGGAAAGCGTTTATTACATTGTAAGAAAAGCAGATATCTAAAATGAAATTAATTTGTAGTGAAGAATATACTAAAGAAAAGTATATAATCTTTAAAAATTCAGGAATTAATCCTAAGAAAATTCTAGATATAGGAGCCCACTTAGGAAACTGGGCGGCACGAATGAAAGATGTTTTCCCTGAAGCTGAAATACTTAGTTTAGAAGGCAATCCTAGTTGTGCTCCTGAATTAAGGCAAAAAAATCCTAATTCACTTATTGTTTTATTAGGTGAAAAAGAAGGTACTAAAGATTTTTATCTTCTAGCTGATGAAAATACTCCTGAGGGTGGAAGTTTTTATAAAGAAAACACTTACCACTACAATAATTGTAAAACCATCCAACTCCCAGTTAGAACTTTAGATTCAATTACGGCAAATCAAGGATTTGATTTTATTAAATTTGACGTTCAAGGTGCTGAGTTAGATGTAATTAGAGGAGGACTAAAAACAATATTAGATAGTTCAATGTTACAATTAGAAGTAAGTTTTTTAAATTGTAATCAGGGAGCTCCTTTAGCTAGTGAAATAATTTCTTATTTACATAGTTTAGGATTTTCTTTATATGATATAGGAAGTAATTTTGTTACTCCTAAAAAAGGAAGATTATATCAAAGTGATTTCTTTTTTATTAATACACGAAAAGTAGGACATCTTTTAGAAATGCCCGAATATGCTTAAGAAACAAAGCTAAAAACAATTAAAATTAAGTAAGTTATAATTTGGTTCCCCAAGATCTCTTTCGTATATTTACCCTATAAATAATTAATAAAAGTTATGGCAAAACCAAGCAAATCTAACTTGCGCTTCATCAAAGATCCAGCAATGTCCCCCTATTACATCCAATTGGATGACTATTGCTATATTGCCCAAAAATCAACTTATTCCGAATCAGGTAAAGAATACCAAATGACTATTGGTCATTATGGTAGTCTAAATGGTTGTCTTGAAGCAATGGCTCGCGATAAAGCTAAGTTACACAGTTACGATTCTCTAAAAGAATTTGTAAATCAATATGAATCAGTTTATGAACAATTTAAAACCCTTGTAAAAGCATGAAATTAGAAGCTATTTATAATGCTGTAATTGTACAGCCACAAGAACTAGAAGAAACAATGTATGGAAACATTGTTGTACCCGATTTGGGAAATGAAAAAAACAAAACTGGTAAAGTCGTAGCAGTAGGCCCTGGTCACTATTCTGTTACAGGAGATTTTATGCCTACACTCCTTAAAGAAGGAGACGTAGTTGTTCTTCCAACTATGGGCTTTACTAAGTTTGAATTTGAAAGTAATGAATATTTTATTGGTCCTGAAAACCAAGTCCTAGCAAAAATCACAAAATAATATGAGTAAAGTAATTGAATTTGGCCCTGAAGCACGTAAACAACTTGTAGCAGGTATTGATAAATTAGCGGATGCAGTAGTTGCAACGCTTGGTCCTAATGGACGGAATGTTGTTATTGCTAACAACAATGGTTATCCTCAAAGCACCAAAGATGGTGTTACTGTTGCTAAATCTATTTCATTGAAAGACAATATAGAAGAAGTAGGAGCATCAATGGTTAAACAAGCAGCTATTAAAACTGCTGATGGGGCTGGTGATGGTACTACAACTTCTACATTGTTAGCTCGTGAAATGGTTAAAGCTGGTCTTTCTTATCTTAATAATGGGGCTAATGCTGTAGAGATTAAACGTGGTATTGATAAAGCAGTTCAACAAGTAACTTATCTTCTTCGATCTAATGCTGAAGATATTTCATCTGAAGACCAACTTGAACAAGTTGCTACTATCTCAGCTAATAATGATTCTGAAGTAGGTAAATTAGTAGCAACTGCTATGAAAAAAGTAGGTCGTGAAGGAGCAGTCACTATTGAAGAGTCAAAATCAGGCGATACTTATCTTGAAACTGTAGAAGGTATTCAATTTGACCGAGGTTATAAATCCCCATATTTTGTAACAAATAATGGAACAATGTCAGCCATACTTGATAAACCCTATATCTTAATTGCTGATCAACGTTTTACAACTGTAAAAGAACTACTCCCAGTATTAGAAGGTGTATCTTCAACAGGTCGATCTCTTCTTATTATTGCTGAAGACATTGATAATGAAGCACTTGCAACCCTTATTGTAAATAAGATGAGAGGTACACTATCAGTTTGCGCGGTAAAAGCCCCTGATTTTGGTGATCGCCGCAAGTTAATTCTTGAAGACATTGCTGTTCTTACAGGCGGTGAAGTATTTTCTAAAGAAAAAGGAATGAAGCTTGACAAATTTAGTTGGGACTGGTTCGGCGAAGCTCGTACTGTAACTGTAACTAAAGAATCAACTACAATTATAGATGGAAAAGGAGAATCAGAGCAAATTGAAGCACGTATTGAAGCACTCCAACAACAAATCGAACAAGCAGTAACTCCATTCGAAGTTGAAAAGCTTCAAGAAAGGCTTGCGAAATTCGTCGGAGGAGTAGCAATAATCCACGTTGGTGGTAACACGGAAACTGAAATGAAAGAAAAGAAAGACCGTGTTGATGATGCACTTCAAGCAACTAAAGCTGCTATCGAAGAAGGTATTGTACCTGGTGGTGGTTCTGCTTTACTTTTTGCTCGTGAAGGTATTGAAAATCAAGATGAGATTGGCCCACAAATTGTATATCAAGCTTGCGGTAAACCATTTGAACAGATTCTTGTAAACGCTGGTTACGATCAAGTAAAAGCTAAAATGCTTGCTATGAATTTTGTTACTAGTGAAACTAAATGGGAAGGTTATAATCTTAAAACCGAACAAGTAGTTAACATGAAAGAAGCAGGTATCATTGACCCAGCTAAAGTAACTCGAACTGCACTTGAAAACGCAGCTTCAGTAGCAGGTACCGTATTGCTTACAGAGTGTGTAGTAGTTGACAGTCCAGAGGATAAGAAAGAATCTAATCCTATGGCTGGAATGGAAGGGATGTTTTAAATTTAAGATATGAAAGATCATACTCTGTTAGTTGAACGTTATCGCTCTAAATCATTAGACGAGTATGTAGGTAATAAGAATATTAAACAAATTATCGCTCAGTATTTATCACAGAACGATATTCAAAATCTAATATTCTATGGACCAGCAGGAACAGGTAAAACTACTCTTGCTAAACTAATTGTTAATAACCTTAACTGTGATCATCTTTACATTAATGCCTCAGACGAAAGAGGAATTGAAACTATTAGGGAAAAGGTAGCAGGGTTTGCTTCAACAGCTTCGTTCAAGCCTCTTAAAGTAGTTATTTTAGATGAGGCTGACTTTCTAACTATACAGGCACAAGCATCTCTTCGTAATGTCATTGAAACGTTTTCACGTAATACACGTTTTATTCTAACGTGTAATTACGTGGAACGTATCATTGATCCTTTACAATCACGTTGTCAAGTACTTAAAATCGTACCTCCTTCAAAATCAATAGTTGCACAACATCTAGCTTATATTTTAGATAAGGAGGAAATTAAGTATCAATTAGAAGATATTAAAGCTATTACTAATCAGTTTTATCCTGATTTACGTAAATGTCTTAATACAATTCAATTATCTACCCAAGATAATAAACTTGTAATTGATAAATCAATACTTGTTTCTTCTAGGTATATGGATCAAATACTTAGAGAACTTGCCCAAAAGAAACCAAGTTGGTCTAATATCCGACAAATTATTTTAGACGCTAATGTTCAGGATTTTGAAGAACTCTATCGCTACCTTTATGAAAATGCTTCCGTGTATGCTGAAAGAAAGGAAGGTATGATAGCAGTATATATTAATGAATATTCTTACCAAGCTAACTTTAGGATTGATAAGGAAATTAATGTTATGGCTCTAATAGCTAAACTAATTGAACTAATTAAACCTCAGGTATTGTGAAGCAATTCCTAAAATTTTTAGTAGTTTGGATTAGCCAAAATCTTTCTATACCTTTCTGGATGGTTGGACACGTACACTTAAGTACAAATATTTATCAAAACTTACACGAAATAATCGCTAGTGTAGGTATGAATTTAATTGTAGCGATTGGTTTTATTATAAATTATAAACAAAATGGAAAATCAAATTAATATGAACTTTGACCTGAAAAATACTCAGGAAGTTCTAACATCTTCAGGTGGTAAAGTATGGCAACAAGGATTTGTAATTCGTAAAGTATCCAAATTTATTACAGGTACTTCTGAAGACGCCGTAATGCCTATTCCCGTATTTTACGACCCCAAAACCGGCGAAATCCTCCAAGATACTCTACCAAAAGAACTGCGTGATGCACAACCCGAAAACAATCTTCGACTGGTTAAACCAGATAACGCAAACTAAAGCATCTATTTGGGATTTCACGGAAGAGTCATGGGACTCTTGGAATAGTTATATGATTCATAGATATTTATCTATGGATATAAATTACATTGATATTGTAAATTATGTTCAAAAGATAAATCCACAGAATAAAAAACAAATATATTCCATTTACCGCGAAATGATCCCAAAACAAAAAGTTTGGCTTAAGTATGTTAAGAGTCAAACACCTAAGAAGAAAGAAGAACTAGTAGAATACGTAGCAAAATATTTTGAATGCTCCTTAGGAGAAGCAGATCATTATATTGATATTTTAAGAGAAACAGGAGTGCGAGGTCTTCTTGGAGAAATGGGAGTTGACATAAAAGAACAAGATAAGCTATTTAAATTAAAATAAAATGGAAGAACAAGTAGGTTACGGTAATTTAAAAGCAGTTACAGATTTTGAAAAAACATACCCTGAATTAGCAAAGGAATTTCAACAGATTCAAAGAGAACAGTATGAATTATTTACTAGTAAAATGATGGACTATGGTCTTTCAAATATTTCTTTAAGCTCGACCTTAGAAAAAGAAGAAGACATTAACCTATCTATTACAGGAATTTGGCTTCGTTGCAATGATAAAATTAATCGTTTAAAAAATATGCTCCAACGTAATGGAGAAAATTATGTTAAGGGAGAAGCAATGATTGATAGTTTTATAGATATCTCTAACTACGGGATTATTGCTCAATTAGTTATGAGAGGTAAGTGGAAATGATAAAATTAATCATTTTTGATTTAGATGGAGTTTTAGTTGAAGCTAAAAATCTTCATTATGAAGCTTTAAATAAAGCATTAGGGAAAGAATATGCCATTAGTTGGAAAGAACATTTAAGTAAATATGATGGTTTAAAAACCAATCAAAAACTTGAAATGTTAACTAAAGAAAAAGGTTTACCTGTTGGGTTACATTCCCAAGTTTGGGAAAATAAACAAAAATATACTTTAGAAGAACTGCGTACTCTCAAACCTAACCAAACTTTACAATCAGTAATGTCTACTTTAGTAGAAGATGGGTATAAGTTAGCAGTTTGTTCTAATTCCATCCGTAAAACAGTATTAACGGTACTTTCTAAGCTAGGAGTAATAGAGTTTATGGATTTAATCATCTCAAACGAAGATGTTAAGAATTCAAAACCCCATCCTGAAATGTATTGGAAAGCAATCTCTATGATGAGTTTCCTTCCAGAAGAAACATTAATTGTAGAGGATTCACCTTACGGATTACTTGCAGCTTCAAGAAGTAAATCACATATTTTAAGAGTAAAAAATCCAAAAGAAGTTACTTATACTAATATTTTTAATAAATTAACTGAAATAGAAAAAGGATATATTATAAAATCACCTGCTTGGAGAGATAATGAATTAAATGTATTAATTCCTATGGCTGGAGCTGGTTCTCGTTTTGAACAAGCCGGTTATACTTTTCCTAAACCTCTTATTGATGTTAAAGGAAAACCCATGATTCAAGTCATAGTTGAAAACCTTAACATTAAAGCTAATTTTATTTATATTGTTCAAAAATCTCATAGAGAAAAATATAACTTAGATACTTTACTTAATCTTATTACACCAAATTGTAAAATTGTAGAGGTAGATGGTGTTACTGAAGGAGCAGCTGTTACAGCTTTAATGGCTAAAGAGTATATTAACACTGACCACCCCTTATTCTTTGCTAACTCTGACCAATTTGTAGAATGGGATTCAAATGAGTTCTTTTATAAAATGAATGAGAACGATTGTGATGGTGGTATTCCAACTTTTAAAGCTACTCACCCAAAATGGTCATTTGCTAAATTAGATGAAGAAGGATTTGTAACAGAAGTACAAGAAAAAAACCCAATTTCCGATCTAGCAACTGTTGGGTTTTATTATTGGAAACATGGTTCTGATTTTGTAAAATATGCTGAAGAAATGATTGAGCAAAATATCAGAGTAAACAATGAATTTTACGTTTGTCCTGTTTATAATAATGCTATTAAAGCAGGGCTTAAAGTAAAAACATTTAATGTTCCTAAAATGTGGGGATTAGGTACACCTGAGGATTTAAAATATTATTTAGAAAATTACAAGTAATGGATATCTTAAAAATGAAAGATATGGTTGGTGGTTGGTTCGTAGGAGACTTCGAACCAACTGCTTATCGAACTAAAGATTTTGAAGTTAGTTATAAAATTCACCCTAAAGGAGAAATTTGGGATAATCACTACCACGAAGTAGCTACTGAAATAAATTACATAGTTAGAGGAAATATGAACCTAAGTGGGACCCATTTAAAAGAGGGTGATATATTTATTTTACACCCAGGGGAACTAGCTATTCCTGAGTTTTTAGAAGATTGTGAAATAGTTTGTGTTAAAACTCCTAGTGTAAAAGGAGATAAGTATATAGTAGAATGAATATTGTAATCCCAATGGCGGGTTTAGGAACCCGATTTGCTAATGAAGGTTTTGAATTACCTAAACCCTTAATTGAAACTAATGGGAAAACTCTTATTGAGCATTCAGTTGATAGTTTAGGGATACAAGGTAGATATATTTTTATTACTAGAACCTATTTAGATCCTAACCATAACAAACTTCTTAGTAAACGTTTAAAAGAAATTCAACCTGATTGTATTGAAATTATTTTAGATAAACCTACAAAAGGAGCAGCTGAAACTGCTCTAGCTGCTAAATCCTATATTAATAATAACTCTCCACTTATTATTACTAACTGTGACCAAATTACAGATTGGAATGCCGATGATTTTAGTGAATTTATTTCTAATCCTAATATTGATGGGGTTATAGTAACTTATCCCTCATCTAATCCTAAAAATAGTTTTGCTGTAATTGAAGATAATCATGTAATTAGATTAGTTGAAAAAGATCCTGTATCTGATATAGCTTTAATAGGAGTTCATTATTGGAAAGAAGGACAAGTATTTGTAAAATCTGCTGAAAAACTATTACAAGATTTTAGTTACGAAGGTCGCCCTGAATGTTATATTTCCGAGACTTATAATTATTTAATTAATTTAGGATATAAAATTAAACACTACCCAATCTCAGCTAATGAGTATATTCCTTTAGGTACTCCGTATGATTTAAAAATTTACGAAGGTAAAGTAAAAGAATTTCATACTGAAAAACCTAAAACTATATTTTGTGATATAGATGGAACTCTAACTCACCATGTACATAGATTTAGTGATCTTTTAGATACTGATCCTATTTTATTAAAAGGAGTTCGAGAAAAATTTAACCAATGGGATTCTCAGGGTCATAAAATTATTTTGTGTACTGCTAGAAAAGAGTCTGCTCGTGAAATGACTGAACAACAACTTAAATCTTTAGGGTTGTGCTGGGACCATTTAATTATGGGAGTTACTAGTGGACAACGCGTTTTAATAAATGATAAATTAAATATTAACCACCCCAATAGAGCTGAAGCTATCAACGTTATAACCAACGAAGGTTTTGAAAAAGTCAATTGGATAAATTTTGGATTATGATACTAATATCACACAGAGGAAATATAGATGGGAAAATCCCCGAAAAAGAAAATCACCCAGATTATATCTGGACTGCTATTCAAGCTGGATATGAAGTTGAAATTGATGTTTGGTTTAAAGATAGTAAATTTATGTTAGGACATGATGAACCCCAGTATGAATTTCCTTTTGAATTAATGCAAAATCATTACTCTAAGTTGTGGCTTCATTGTAAAAACTTGGAGGCATTAGAAATGTTTCTTACATTGGACGCAACCGGAAGTAAATTAAATTACTTTTGGCATGAATCTGATAAAGTAGCTTTAACAAGTAAAAATATAATGTGGGCATATCCTGGAACTCAACCTCTTAAAGGAAGTATAGCTGTACTACCTGAATGGAAAGAAGATGATACCTCTCAATGTGCTGGCATTTGTAGTGATTATATAGAAAAATATAAAAATGGATAATTTTATTTCTACTAAAACTTCTTTAGATATCCTTCAACATATTTCAAATAATATGTTAGGAGCTACTTTTCATCATCATTTTCATATTTTATATGATTTAAGAAGTAGTATAAATAAAGAAATAGTTAATTATGTTGAGATTGGAGCATATTGTGGAGCTTCTAGCTGTCTAATGTTAAATCATCCCCAACATGTAAATGTAACCTCAATAGATATTGGTACTTTTACCCCAGGAGGTGTTGATACTATATATCAAAATGTTGAAAAATTTAAATTAGACTACCATAAATTTGAATTAATAGTAGGAGATTCTCATTCTTCCGAAACTTTAAACACTTTAAAATCTAAAGTATCTGAAATTGATATTTTATATATAGATGGTGAACATAGCTATCCTAGTGTTATACAGGATTTTAATGACTATAAAGATTTAGTTGTTT